ATCCATGGCGGTGCAATGTGGGCGCGTATGCCTATTACCGCCTTGGTCGGAGACACTCCTTTTGAAGAATGGCCTATACCCATGGCCGTACATGATGCCCAGCCGTGGGATTGTTCCTCACACCACCATGCGGTTTATGTTCTGGATCGAGCCACGCCATGTCCTTGGTTGGCTAAGATCGATGGCGAAATGTACCCAGCCAAGTATTTGTTTACGGTAGATTATGCCGAGAATGAGATTGCAGATGACCCTGCTCAGCACAAACAATCGCATGTAATGGAGCTGTTGGACGCAGGTCCGTGGACTGGAAATATTGTAGCATTACCAAATAATCGTGTTAGAGTGACCCATCCAGCTTGGTTTGAGACTGGGAAAGGTGCGCCAGATTTTAAACCCTCCCAACATATTCATTACAGCAAGTCGGACTTGGATTATACTTTGGATGTCAATAGAATATTTGACAACCTATACGCAGACAAAGAGTAAGCTATGGCAGTTGAACGCGGTGTAGATGACATTGATAAAGAAGTCCTAGACATTCAAGACAACACCAAAGAGCTTGAAGTCACCGTTGAGGGTGAAGAAATTACCTCAATGTTTGATGGTCTTGAAGATGAAAACATAGAAACTCTTGAGGACGGCACGATGCTGATCGGCGCTCCTCCGATGGAGCAGATGGCTCCCGGCGAAGACTTCTATGCCAACCTGGCAGAAAGCATTGATGATGCTGAGTTAGGCCGTATTTACAATTCCGCCATGGCTGATTTCCAGTCGGATAAGTCTTCTCGAAAGGAATGGGAGCAGCAGTATCGGGAAGGACTTGAATACCTTGGTATGAAGTTTGAAGAACGCTCTGAACCTTTTGAAGGTGCATCAGGTGTTATTCACCCTCTATTGGCTGAATCAGTGACTCAGTTTCAGGCACAAGCTTACAAAGAGATGTTGCCGTCTGGTGGGCCAGTTAGAGCTCAGACTGTTGGCTTCGCCACCCCCGGAACCGATTTACAGGCAGCGCGTGTACAAGAGTACATGAACTACCAGATTACTCAGGTAATGAAAGAGTACGACCCTGAGACCGACCAGTTGCTGTTCTATCTACCCTTATCGGGTAGTGCGTTTAGAAAGGTTCACTTTGACCAGACTCTAAACAGAGCAGTGTCTCGTTTCATCCCTTCCGAGAAGCTGGTCGTGTCTTATGGCGCATCCAGTCTGGAAAGCGCAAACCGAATTACCCATGTCATTGATATGTCGGTCAATGATGTAAGGAAGATGCAGCAATCGGGTTTTTATCGAAAGACCCCCATGTCGAATATTTCTGACAACCTGAATAATCAGGATGGTATTCAGGAAGAACTGGATGAGCTGCAAGGTGTTAAGCCTTCCTATGGCAGCAACGATGATTGTGAAATCTATGAGATGCACGTTGAGTTGGACATTCCGGGTTACGAGGATGTTGACCAAAATAACGAACTGACTGGAATCAAACTTCCTTACATTGTCACGCTATCTCCTAGAGACTCTTCTATTCTTTCGATTCGTAGGAATTACGAACCCAATGATCCCATGCGTAAGCGTGTGGATTATTTTGTTCATTACAAGTTTTTACCAGGCGTGGGTTTTTATGGCTTCGGCCTGACCCATATGATTGGTGGACTGTCGCGTGGTGCGACCTCCATACTAAGACAGTTGATTGATGCGGGAACCCTATCCAATCTCCCCGCCGGATTTAAAGCTCGCGGCATTCGTATCAAAGATAATGATACCCCAATCCAGCCTGGTGAATTCAGGGATATGGATGCCCCCGGAGGGTCATTGCGTGATGCTCTGATGCCGCTTCCGTTTAAAGAGCCTAGCGGTACATTATTGAATTTATTGGGAATGCTGGTTGAATCAGGCCAGCGTTTCGCTTCCATTGGTGATATGCAGATAGGAGATGGTAATCAGGCCGCTCCTGTAGGTACGACTGTTGCGTTACTGGAACGTGGTAGCCGTGTCATGAGTGCGATCCATAAGCGATTGCATTATTCACAGCGCATTGAGTTCGGATTACTGGCGCAAGTCTTCAAGACTTACATGCCTCCGGTTTATCCGTACATGACAGCCAATGGTGATCAGTCAGTTAAGCAAATTGACTTTGACGATCGCATAGACATTATTCCAGTATCTGATCCTAATATCTTCTCAATGAGCCAACGTGTCATGATGGCCCAAGAGATGTTGCAAATGGTTCAGGCAGCACCAGAAATTCATGGACCCATGGGGATTTATGAAGCATACAAGCGTATGTATGAAGCCATGGGAATACAGCAGGTTGAACAGTTATTGCCGCCTCCTCCACCCCCACCGGCCCCTCTTGGCTGTGCGGAGGAGAACGGCATGTTTGTGACTGGACAGCCTTACCAGCCGTTTCCTGAACAGAATCATGACGCGCACATTGCTTCGCATTTATCGCTCTATGGAACTGCATTGGCTCAAATGAACCCTCAAGTTCAATCGATTATCCAGAGCCACATCTATGCCCACATTGGTATGAAGGCACAGCAAATGGCAATGCAAGATCCAGAGGTTATGCAGATGCAACAGCAAATGCAGCAGGTTCAGCAGATGCCTATGGGTGGTATGCCTCCACAACCTGGAATGGCTCCTCCTATGAATCCTCAGTTGCAGCAAATGGAAATGCAAATGAAGAATTTAGTTGATAGCAAAATTGCTGAGATATGCGCTCAACTAATTGAGCAGATTGCTCCAAGCTTTGCGCCTCAAGAGCCCGAAGATCCATTAGTTGCATTACGCCGTGAAGAGTTGGCTATCAAAGCTGAAGATGTGGAGCGTAAGGCAGAAGACGCAGACAAGCGTATTGCGTTAGATCGAGAGCGGTTAAGAGAGCAAAGTCGCTTAACTGAAGAGAAAATCGATTCGTCTGAGGACATTGCTGGTATGAAAGACAAGCGAACTCAAGAACGTCTGGATCAGCAACGTGAGTTTAAAATGGCTGATATGGCAAACAAATCCATAAAGGATATGACTGACACCTTTTTTGGGAGAAGATGATGAGCAGTGTAAGAGAAAAGCGAGCGGCTGAACAAAAAGCAGCCAACAAGCGTGAAGAAATAATTCGATTAGCTGGTAAAATTGACAAGCTAGTTGAACAAATAGAAGCGACTCCAGTCCCTGAGCAAGTGGCGGAGGAAAATAAGCCAGCTAAGAAAAAAGCTAAGGCTAAAGCAAAAGCTAAGAAAGCCCCTAAAAAGGCTACTTAACTAAAAGGAGAATACTATGAGCGGTATCAAGCGTCAGACTTCTTTCCCAGATCCTAAAGTATCTGTGGATAAGTTTAATGTAAAAGATCAAGGCACGGTTGACTATGCCAAGATAGAAGATGTTGCTAACCCAGGAGCACCTAAGCCTTATGGCGCGGGCAATTCTAGAGGCGGCGGTGCAGCATTGCGCGGCACTAAGTTCGAGGGAATATTCTAAATGGCCATTGGTAATTTCGGCATAGGCGGTCTTCGCATTCCTGGGGCGGGAGATATAGATATTGAGGAACTTGTTGCTCAATACAAACGCGCTCCAACAAAACCTAAAAGGCAAAAAGTAAAGTCTAAAAAGAAACCTGCAACTAGCAATAGAAAAGTTTCTCTTTCTGCAAGCGATAGGGCAAAAGCTGCTTCAAAAAGCAAATCTACTAAGCCTTCAGGATTTATGGCTAAACCAAAGCCTAAACCAAAGCCTAAGCCTAAGCCTAAGCCTAAGCCTAAAACGCCTATAAGACCAAACATGAGAGGCGGTCGTTTTGGGTTAATGGAAGACAGTGGACTTGCTCCAGCTCCAAAAAAGAAAGCAGTGGCTGTAAAGCCAAAGCCCAAACCCAAGCCTAGACCAAGACCAACGCCTTCTAGAGCATCAATAGTAAGAGGCATGGAGGATTTTGCTAAAGCTCCTGTTACTACATCAAGGCCAAAAACAAAACCTAAGCCCAAGCCAAAACCAGCAATTGTTTCAAAGCCAAAGCCTCAGTTCAAACCTAAAGTCACGCCTCGCCCTTCTCCGGTATATATCCCTGATCGTCCAAAGATCAGTAGCGAAGATTTAATGAAAGTTGGTCCTCAAGAAAAAGGAAGAGCCAGCATTCCTAATATTAATTTGTCTAGTGTAATACCTGGAGCGAACATTAATATTCAGAAAATAATTGAGCAAGCTACTCAGGATCAGTTACCGCGACTAGATCCTACAAAATATATCACGGAACAAAATCAACTAAGAAAAATGTCTGGAGAAGCGATAGATCAGCAAACCGAGACTGGCTCTCAAAAAACAAAAAAGAAAAATCCATTTACTTTTCAAATGGATGAAGATTCAAAATGGAATGTAGGTGAAGGTGGAATAACTTCAGGAACTACTGTTATTACTGGTTACGATCCTGAGACTGATATGTATACAGGAACAATTGGTGGAATTGCTGGAAATGTGTCTCGATCAATCCCTGGATCTACTGTAAGTCAATCTTTTAAAGATGCTTGGAAACAATACTCAACCCCAAGCGAATCTCAACAACCTAGTTCTGATGACGCTTCAACAATGAAAACTCTTAAAGAGTTTTTTGAAAAAATGAAGTCTCAACAAAAGAAACCGCAAGACGAAGGTGATGACGTAGTGCAGAGACCGCAAATGCCTCAACTCCCTCAAGTCCAACAATGGAATATGATGGGACAACAGCAAACTGGCCCCATTGTTGCTCCGGGGTTTCCGGGTGGGCCTGCAATGCCAGGTCCATTTATGCCTTCGCCCATGCCCCCACAAATGCCTTCTCAAATGTTTGGTGGTTATGGAGGAACGGCTCCAATTGTCCCAGCAATGGCTTATGCGGGTATGGGTAATTTTCCTCAAATGCCTCGAATGCCAGCGTCTAATTATAATTTTGATGAAGAGCCTGGAGGCCCACCAATGCCAACTGGACCTGTTTTTGGAGGTAAGGGGGACGTTCTTGGAGGCAGAAAAACCGGCTGGGAGGTTGATCGTAGTGGCGAAATTTAAGTAAAAAAAGATATTAAATGGATTCACTCGCATTAGCAGATTACATTTTAAAGAAGTTCAACGACTATGAAGAACGAGCCAAAGACTATTTGTCTGGTGGCGCAATCAAAGACATGGAGGATTACAAATTCGTCATGGGTGAGTTATCGATGCTTCGCACCCTGCGAGAAGACTTAAAAGAAGCATTGCATATTGAAGGAGATATCGATGAGTGAACCCCAAGTGGACACTGTCGCACAAACGTCTATTGCAGACGCATACATCGAGCCAGAAAGTCGGGTCTTAAATCCTGAATTACTGGACAAATCGCTCTTAGAGCGCATGCCTAATCCAGCAGGTTATCGATTATTAGTTATGCCTTACAAAGGTAAGGGAATGACTGATGGTGGTATTATGCTGACTCAATCAACCGTAGATAGAGAAAATTTGTCCACGATTGTTGCCTATGTATTAAAAGCTGGCCCTTTGGCTTATCAAGATGAAGGTAAGTTTGGGAATGTTCCTTGGTGTGAGGAAGGTGATTGGGTTCTGATTGGCCGTTATGCGGGTGCTCGTTTTGCATTTGAAGATGGCGAAGAAGTAAAAATCATTAACGATGATGAAGTAATTGGGACCATAGCAGATCCCGATGACATCAAATCACTATAGGAGTAAACCATGGCTGAAGAAACCTTGACTGAAGCTCTTGCCAATCTCAATGATGAAAACATTGATAAGGCTGCGCTTCCTGAACAAAGGCGTGTTGAAGAAGATACTTCTGAAGAATCTACATTTATCGAGTTAACCGAAGAAGATGTTAACAGTATTGATCCAATTACTGATGATGTGGTTCAAGAGGAATTTGAATCAAAGCCTTTACCTAATGAAGAAGAATTAAACGAAGTAGAGCGAAGAAACAAAACTGCTAAAGATCGAATCAATAAGTCAGTAGCACAAGCCAAAGAATTTCAACGTAGAGAACTGCAAGCATTGCAATATGCCAAAACTCTTCTTGAGAAAAACCAAGAACTTGAGGGTAAATTAAACCAAAGCCAAAGTGCAGCGGCTGAAGAAAACTTAAAAGTTCAGAAAAGTTATGGTGTTGAGTTTGAAAACCGTATTGAGGCTCAAGCAGAAGGAGCAAAAAAAGCTCTGAAAGCAGCAATGGATGCTGGCGATCAAGATGGTTTAGTTGAAGCACAACAGCTACTGGCTAGAGCAGAAGCGGATCGAACTGCTTTAAACCAATACAATCAAGATCTTGAAGAATATGAGCAAAATCTTGAAACCTATAATACGCAGCAAGCAGAGGCTCAAGTAGAAAGCCCTGCTCAATTGCAACAAGTTCCACAAGAGCCCGAATATCAAGAGCCTTCTGATAAAGCAAAGCAATGGGCAAATGATAATAAATG